TGCGCATTTATTGTTACACAGAAGAAGGCTTTTGTCAAGATGTAAATGCGCAATTATACCTGAAGTATAATGATGGTAATATGAATGACCATCATTACGGTTTGTAATATTAAATTGTTCTCCATTTATGCTGCTGGCCAGGCAATTCCCAGCGCCTTCAATTCTCTGTCAAACCAGTCTCTGCTGTGGTCGTGGTTCAGTATTCCTCGCGGGTAGTTGTTGATCCAGTCTTCCACTCTCTGCACCTGCGTTTCTGTTATTGCTTCAAAGCTCGTGCCCTTTGGCCAGTGCCGACGGATCAATCGGTTCGTGTTCTCGTTGAGACCGCGCTCTCCGCTGCGGTACGGGTGGCAGTAGTAGATGTGAGTTCTCTCGTCCTCGCCGTTTCCTTTCTGGATCCCGTCGCAATCAGCAAACTCCAGGCCGTTGTCTACGGTAATTGTCCGGAAAATCTTCTTGAAGTGCTCCCGGCCCAGCTTAGACTCAATCCGGTTGATGGCTGCCACGACGCTGGCAGCCTCTCCGTTGTTTATCAGGACTATGATCTCCTGCTTTGTTTTCCGCTCACTCAGTACCAGCAGTCTTTTCAGGCTGGTGTCCTTTGCGGAAACTACGGTATCCATCTCCCAGTGTCCAAAGGTCTCCCTTGTGTCCACTTCTGCCGGCCGCTTCTCGATGCTGTCGCCCTTTGGCGGGCGCTTTGCTCGCTTCACCTTTTTATATTTGATCTTCTGCACGCCTCCCTGTGGGCAGTCTTTCATGGTCAGGCTTAAGAACACACCCTTGTGGATGTAGCTGTACAGCGTCCACTTTGAAATGCTGGTCCGCTCCATTTTACCTTCCCGTCGAGCTTCAGCCAGTGCAGCTTCAGGTGAGAACTTATCTTCCCGGATCTTTTTCTCCAGGTAGTCCGCAAGCTCCCGGTCGTTGCCGATCTTCAGATCTGCTCCCTTGGCCTTCAGGTTTTCCCGATACTTCCGCTCTGCAGTCTCCGCGATATAAACATCCTTTACCCGCAGCTCGCTGTCCATCTGCATAGTCAGTCCGCGCTTCTTCTCGCGGTTTACCGTTGATACATGCACGCGCAGCGTATTTGCAATTTCCTGGCTGCTGTACCCATGCTTGATCATCTTCTCCATGCACAGCCGATCCGTCCATGTCAGGTGTCGGAACGGCATGCGTTTTCTTTTTTCTTCCATTGTGTTTCACCTCTTTGCATAATTGCGTTATGCTTTTATACAATAAGTTGTAACACATTTGAAACCTTTACGTCAAGTATACCGATAGTATAAAACCGCCGGCCATCATGGTCAGCGGTTTAGTCTTCTTCTGTAAGCCAGTCCATTGATACCCTCAATGTCTTTGCGATCGCCCTCAGTTCAAAATCCTGGACCAGTCTTGTTCCGTGTTCTATTTTACAGATGACGTCCTGCTCTACGATAACTCCTTCCGTCTGCACTCTCGCTGCCAGTTCCTCCTGTGATAGACGGAGTTTCAGCCGTGCCTCCCGGATCCGTTCTCCGGATATGTTCCTCTTTCCGTTATATGGAATCGTCTTCACTTTACATCCCTCATTATGGTAATGCCGAATAATTTATTTGACTTTACCATAAAAGCGCTTTATATTTATGGCAATAAAGCATAAGGAGGAATGATCGTGAAAGATCCCAGTGATATCTTCGAGGTCTTCGATCCGAAAGATTATGTACACTTTAATCAATATCAGGGTACAATCAGGGATGAATATGATCCTGGCTGCTCAATACCGCCGACGCACGGCAGCAGAATTTGGGATTGGAGCTCTCTCATTATCAGCGCAGTTTCAGTTGTTGGCATCATAGTCTATATGCTGTACTGTATCATCCGTTAATAGATCAGATCCCGGAAGGATTGTTCCTCCGGGATCTTTTTATTTGCCGGTCATTTGCCGGCAGCTTGTTTCACCCTTTCGCGGCGCCCAGCGTCAGGCCGCCGTCCGTTTCTTCGGCTTCCGTCTCCTGCATCGTTGCCAGGATCTCGTCCGCCTCCTCCTGAGTGAGGATGCCCGCCTTGACGAAGGCGAGGATCTGCGCCCTGGAATACTTCCCGCGTTTCCAGCCCATCAGGATTGAATCGAACATGCCGCTGTGCCCGCTGGCGGTTTCAAACGCCGCTCCGAGTTCAAGCCCGCCTCCGGACTTCTTTCCGCCGCGGCCACCGCCTTTGCGTCCGCCGCCGCGACCGCCGGATTTCTTCTTCTTGGTCGAGCCGCCCTTTCCGGTGTCGCCGTCGTGCAGCAGGCCGTACACTTCCTGGCCGATGTCCGTGTCATACGGGTTGTTCTTCCAGCTCCAGCTCTTGTTTGTCAGCTGCCACAGGATGGCCTTCTGGTCCTTCGGGATATCCATCCCGTCCAGCGCAGCCTTGGCTTCCTTCTGGTCCGTGCTGTCGTTGTTGTTTCCGGCATCGTCCGCGTCGTACATGGCCTGCTTGCTTTTCGTCCAGATGTCCGGGCTGATCCCGTAATCCTGCATGACGGTGATCTTCGCCAGGGTGCTGGTGTAGCTCTCCGGCGTCAGTCCGATGATGGCCTGCCACTGCTCGTCTTCACTCAGATCGCTGCCGGCAATCGCCTTGTACTTCTGCAGATCCGTGACCTTGTCCCTGCCGGCTTCCGGTTCCAGTCCGTTCAGGATCGCCGTGACCTTGTCGGCTGCATCAGCGTCCAACCCGGCAATCGTCATCTTGTCTACCGTGGTGTCCTCGATGGCGTAACTGCCCCAGAACTTGATGGTATCCCGAATGGTGTCCTTCTGCGTGTCGGTGTAGTTCTGCCGGTTCACCCAGCTGGCCCACCGCTCCGCCTGCTCCTTCTTCGACAGGTTCTCGTTGGCTTCGATCTCGGCGTAGGCGTCGTAAACCTGCACGGCCTCGGCCCAGCTGAGCCCGGTTTCCATGATGGTTTCGAGCTTGTCGGCCTTGCCTTCATTGTTCTTGTCCATCACCCGGTACAGTTCCAGCCGTTCCTTGTCCGACAGCACGGCATTAGTGATTGCTGCCCTTGTCTGCTTTCCTTTCTCCAGGCTGCCCGTCGTCTTGTCGTTGTCGGCTGCCTTGTACTGCTGCATGGTCTGCCATGCCGCCCAGGAGTCTCCGCCGTTCTCTGCGTAGTTCCGCAGCCATTCGGTCTGGTCGTCGTTCAGGTTTTTTGCCGTCTGCAGTGCGTCGTAGGCTTCCCGGTTCTCCGCGCTGCCCTGGTCGGTCAGCATCTTGTACAGCTCCGTTGCGCCGACCGACAGTGCGTGGTCGTCGCCGGCATAGTATGCGTCGCTCTCTTCCAGCGCCGACCGCCCGAACAGGACCGCTTTCGCCCAGTTCCCGAAGGTGTTGTCCACCGGGTAGTACAGCTTGTCGTTGATGTACCGGCCGCCCTGCTGCATGACCTGCAGGCCTTCTTCGGTCTTGGTCATCTGGCGTCCGCCCGGCAGCACCTGGTTCATAATGTGCAGCAGATCCATGCCGGTCTGTCCGCTCAGCTTTCCGTTCTCGATGTCTTTCTTTACATCCTTCACCAGGTACTTCAGCTCGTCGCCCAGTCCCATCAGCGGGATCGGCAGCGTCTGGTCGCCCATGCCCATCAGGCCCATGATGTTCCGCAGGAACGGGATGTCGCTTCCGACCTCGTACCACGCACCGTCAGCCGCGTCGGTCAGCTTGAACTCATCGCGCATCTTCTCCGGATCCGTCTGGAAGATCCGCTTGTCTATCAGCTCTTCCATCACGTTGTCCATGATGGTCTCAAGGTACGCGTTCGTCGTCAGACCGTAGCCGCTCGCAATGAAGTTCGATGTGATACCCAGCAGGTCGAACGGCGCCGGCGTGCCTCCGTAGGTCTCCTCGGTCAGCCGGTTCAGCAGGAACGCGGTCATCAGGTAGCTCAGGATCACCTTGGCCAGCGCTCCCGCTGCCGCCTTTTTGCCCTGCGCCCGCTCGATCTCCCGGAAGTCTGCCGGCAAATCCTGGCTTACATGCTCCCAGCTGTTAAACAGTTCCAGCTGGAACAGGTGCAGCGCCTGGTTCACGGCCTTCTTGCTGTGGAAGGCGAGTGGCTTGCTGCCTTTCGCACGGCTGCCCTGCACGCGCTTGGCGTAGGCGTCCGCTTCCTTCAGCGCTTCCTGGTGGCTCTTGCCCGCCTCGACCTGCTGCAGGTACTTTGCCCGCACTGCAATGCTGGCAGTGAATCCGTCCACCAGCCGCAGCGGGTTGAACAGTTTGTCCATGACCATGTCGTAACGGTCCGTCACCAGCGCGCCGGATCCCGCTCTCTCGGTCAGGTGGTCGCTCTGCTGCGCAAATGCCGCTTTCTTCAGCGTGCCGTTGGCGTAGTCGCGCACGGCCTGCGTCACATACTTGGCTCCCAGCTCCGCCTGGATCATCGGGATCTGGCTCAGCTGGCTGAACGCGCTCGACAGGTTCCCGGCGACCTGCGTCCTTGCAAAGGCCGAGATCAGTCTGTTCGCTTTCGTCAGGCTTTCGCGTCCCCAGTCGTATTCGCCGCCGCGGTCCGACATGCTCTGCTTGCCGGCAAGAATGTTCGCATAGTTGTCAAGGTACATGACCAGGTCGGAATACTTCGTGGTGTTCTCAATGCTGGCGAACTGCTCCTCGATCCATTTATCGAAGGCGTCGTTCACTTCTTCCTCGCTCAGCGCCGCGTCCCTGCTCAGGATGCCGCGCTTCTGCAGCTGTTCGCGCTTTACCTCAGGCGTCGTGCTGTTCATGTGCTTTGCCCAGTCCAGGTTCTCCCGGATGTTGTCCGGCGCGTACAGCGCACGGTAATGCCTGCTCAGCGCCCGGATCCGCATCGTGTCATCCGTGTGGTACAGCACATCCGACATGTACGTCACATAGTTCTGGAATCCCTTGGCGATATCAAAGTCGGTCGTGTTCCCGTTCCTGTGCAGGAAGTATGGGTTCCACCGCTTGTTCGGCTTCAGGTCCGCTGTCCTGCCCGCGATGTTCGCCGGCAGCCGCGTCACGTCGTCGTTGATGCCCAGGCTCTTCAGGTATCCGGCGAAGACGTTAAGGTCCTCCTGCATCTGCATATGCGGCGCGTAGCCCCGGATGAATCCGATTGGCTTGTACCCGTGCGCCACCAGAAAGTCGTTGATCGCGTCGTAGAACAGGTTGTACTTCTCCTGGTAGATCTTCACGGCATTGTCGATCTTCACCGTGTCGAACTCGCCGCTGTCGTAGATTGCCTTGGTCTGCAGCCACCGTGCGTACTGCTCGGCGATGCCGCGTTCCTCGTCGCTCAGCCCGTACTCCTGCGCTGTCGCTGCGGCGTCGTCTCCGTTTACGATGTTCTCCGCCACGGCCTCAATCCGCTCGCGCCCGTCCTCCAGCTCCATGCCGGCGACGAGTTCCGCTGCGGCCCGGCCTTCCAGCACCTGCTGTGCCAGCATGGCCTCGTCCCTTGTCAGCTCGCTCTTCTTGCCGTCGCTGCCTTCGATCTCGCGCACGTCGTCGAACTGTTTCTTTGCAAAGCGGATCTTCTCCGCCTCGTTCACAGCTACCGGCCGGAAGAACTTCTCGTATACTTCCTTGCCCTTCTCGTCGCCCCAGATGTTCCGGCAGATGCGCTCCGGCGTCCTGTGGTTCAGGACAAACATCGGCGGGATCTTGTAGCCCGGGTCGTCCGGCAGCATCTCCTGGATCTGGTCGTCCAGCTGCGTGTTGATGTCCCTGCGCCGCTGCAGCACCATGTCATCGTTGATGGTCCGCTCGTATTCGTAGTAGTCCGCCAGCGTGTTGAGGATTTCCTTCCGCACGTTCGAGCCGAAGTCTTCCATCGTGTACACCCCGGCAGCCAGTCCCCGCGCCATCTGCTTTTCCTTGTCCGTGGCGTTCAGGATCTTCTCCTGCCTCCGGATCTCAGCCTTCAGCTGCCTGGCCGCGCGTTCGATCTCGCGCAGCTGCTTTGTGCCGGTGTAGTTTCCGAGTGCTCCTTCGATCTTCACGCCCAGCTTCTGCAGTGATTCCGTCCCGAAGAACTTCTCCTTCGAAACGTGCTCCATTCTTTTGGCGCGTTCCGCCGCAGCCCTTGACCGGATCTCCCCGGCAATCTCCCGGAAGTTCTTCCCGGAATCTTCCGATACCGGGTTGTAGTCCGGGAACTTCGTCTTCCGCTGCGGGCCTTTCTTTCTGGCCCGCTCGATTTCTTTCTCGGTCCGGCGTTTTTCTTCCAGTCTCCGTCTGGCTCCTTCCGACAGCTCCGCTGCAGGCTCTTCCGCTGCGCCGACTCTCAGGCCTTCTGGTTCTGATTCTGATTCTTCTCCGATTCTCCCCAGCTCGGGTCCTCTTCGTCCATCTTCTGCAGCGCCCGGAGTAAGACCCTCCCGAACGGGCTCGGCTTCTTCTTCTGATCCTCCTCGATCTCCTGCATCAGGTTGTGCGTCCACTCCGCGTTCGTCATTTCTGCTTCCGGCTTCGTTGAGGTAGTAGCTGTCGAGCTCGCTTCCCCGGAGTCCTGCGGTCTCGCTGACTTCTTCAAGGGTTCCTGCGCCCCAGCGTTCCGGTCTTGGGAGTTGTCTTCCGCTTGCTTCTTCATACTTTCTGATCGCTCCTTCCAGTACCTGGTCAAAGTCTTTTTCTTCTTCCTCGTCGCTGAAGAATCCTATCTGGTTCGGGTCGCCCAGCTCATCGGCGGTTTCGCTCAGCGCATTGAACATGGTGCGCAGCTGCTTGCCGCTCGCCTTGTTCCGCTCGATAAACCGTGCAATGTAGATCGCCTCGCTGCTCGGCGCTTCGTCGAGCCCGAGGTTCGCCGTCCGCTGTGCCACCGTCTGCCCGGCCTGCCTGGCCTCGGTGTAGATCTTCACAGCCTCCAGCACCCGGTCCCTTAGCCCGATGTCATAGCGTGTGCCGGCAGTGACGTCGTTCTCATACGCCACTACGTTCGGCGCGGCCGCCAGCAGCGCGTTGGTCACGTTCTTCATATCGTTGTCCAGGCGCTCGCTCAGCCGCTCCAGCAGATCCGCATCTCCGTATGCCGACTCGAAGATCGCCCGCTGTACCCGCGTCAGCCCGTCCTGTGTCAGCAGTCCGTCCGGCGTGTGCATCTCGTTCCGCTCGTTCTCCGGGATCACGCTCTGGATAAAGTCGCTGATGAAGTCCCGGTTCACCGGAATGTTCAGGTTCCCGTCCTCGTCGGTGATCAGTTTGTCCAGCACCTCCGGATGCCGCTCCAGGTTCCTTGCGTCTGTCCGTGCCTGCTCGCTGGCGCTCCTGCCGGCGATGGTGCTGACGTTCGCGTCCCTTGCAAGCTGTGTCCAGTCCTGTCCGTCCGCCGCCACGCGCACCAGCACCGGCCGGTCCTCTGGGATGTCCTCGTCGGTAAGCCCCCACTTGGCCGCGTTCTTCTTCAGGTATTCCACGTAGCCGTCCGCTTTTCCCCTGTCGTATGCCATCATCATGGCAAGGCTGCGTCCGTTTCCGGATACCACCACGCCGTCGCTGCGCACAACCGGCGCTCCGTTCTGGATGCTGGAATCCGCTTCCAGCTTCTGCGGAATCAGGTTGTTCGCGATCTTCTGCGTCTGGTTCAGGCTGTCCAGTCTCGTGCGGTCGCGCGGCTGCAGCTCCTGCGGGTACGCCGGGTTGATGTTCCCGTGCACGTCGTTGGATACCGTGAGGCTGCCCAGCGGCACCACGGCATAACGGAAGGGTACTTCCTCTGTGTCGTTGAATGTGACGTCTCTGCTGCCGTACTTCGCCCCCGGCAGGGAAGCGGTCTCCGGTTCTTCCGGCTGCGCTTCCGTTTCTTCCTCGAGTTCTTCGCCGAACAGGTTTGAATCCTCGTCCACGGAATAGTAGATGGTCGCTGGCCATCTGTTGTTTTGCTCTCTATACTTCAGCGAATACCGCAAGCCCTCCAAGAGAATGTTCGCTTCCGCATAGTCCTCACTGGTCAGGCTACCGCTGCTGATTAGTTCTTCAAGGTACGCAACCTCTCTTCGAATGTGTTCCCTTGTTTTAAACAAGTCTCCCGGCGTGTATCCCGGATAGTACAGGCTCTGGTGCTTGTCATTGTACCACTCGGCAAAGTCCCGGTCAATCGGCTCCCTGCGTTCATCCATGCCGGTCCAGCGTTCGCGGTACGATGCATCCAGGTGCGGCAGGATGTCTTCCATCAGCTTGTAGGTTTCTGTCCTGGCTTCCTCGTCCTGTGTCGCCGCCAGATCTGAAAGCCGCTGCAGCACCTCGTCGGATCCGTGCATGTCGCCCAATGTGAGGTTGCTCTGCCAGGGGTTGAAGTCCATCGCGTCTTCGATCTCGTCCGGGCTCATCCAAAGCTCGTTCTCCGGATCCATTCCCCGGAACACATCCTGCACTCTCTCGGTCAGCGCGTCCGCGTTCTCCAGCTTCTCCCGAAACGCCGGGTGCATCTCGCTTCTGGTCAGATCCCTGTTGGAGATATCATCCAGCGACAGCTGATACCATTCGTTCCCGTCGTCCTCCTTAGAGATGGAGAACTTCACTGGGCTGGTCTTCCGGTTGCCCTTCGGCGCAGCTCCTTGCGCATCAGGCTCCTCTAATTTCCTATTGCTATTCTTTGAGTCTGGTGTTATACTGTTACCAGCACCAGGCGTTTGAGAGCCTTCGGTTTTGGCCGTACGGGTCGGGGCATTTGCATCGGCCGCGTTCTCTCCGCCTGGATTATTTTTTTGCATGTACGCCGACACGACATAAACTGTCTTTGCCGCTGTGTCCGGAACTGCTTCCACGAGATAATATGTGTTGTCGACTTTTTTGCTGAATACAACTGTTTTCGACGGGCCCTGTGTCCCGTCTTTTCTGTTTGTCCTGTACGCCGAAGTTCCTTTTCCTGGTTCGGCGTTGTCGTAATTGTCAATGATGTACTGCATTCTCGCAACATCATTGATATCTTTCATTGACTTGTCGCCGCCGGATCGCTTGCCGTGATGGATGTCAATGTGATTGATACGGCTTCCATGAATACCCTGGCGATATCCGTGCGCATCTACTCCGGTTATCCTTTGCATGTCTGCAGCTGCTCTGTCGCTTACCGGCTCCAGAGCATAGAACCATCCGTTTGCTTCATCCGAATCGCTCATTAACACATCCAAAGCGAATTCAGCCAGGTCGTTGTCCGTCGCAGCCTGGTATTCTTTGATTACGGCTATCTCTTCCGGAGTGTGTCCTTTCGTTTCTGTATCCACATTTGTGCTGGCATCTGGTCCCTGCTCATCAATAGACGCTGCAATCTCGCCATGCATCTCTGGCGGCCCGCGTCTCCGGTCTGTCGCGTTGGCTTTCAGCCTTTCCCGGAACGCGCGGTCCTGCTGATCGGCGATGCCTCTCCTGGTAGCCGCCCAGTACCTGGTCGCGCCTGCGTCGAAGGCGTTCATTCTGCCGTTGGCGTCTGCGAAGATCTCCTCCAGCAGTTCTTCCGCTTCCTGGCTAAACAGATCTGCACGGCCGCTCTGAATATCATTGATGCCTCTGCGCTTCTCCTGGTAGGTGCGGATGATGTTTATCAGGTCCCGTCTTCCGTACTGCTCCAGGACGTTGTCGCGCACGTTCTTCACCAGCTTCGGGTACAGCCTCGCAAGCGCGTGGAACTCCTCATGTTTTCCGATCTGCCGCGGCGTATACCTGTCGCTGTCTGCCCGGACCACGATGCGTTTTGCCTCCGGATCGAAGAACCCGTTCACATAATGTGTCTTACCGTCTGTGCCCGTGATCCCGATCGGCCCGGCCACAAAGTCTACAGTGCAGCCTGTAGTCTGGTTGATCGCGTAGGCCAGTGCCTTCAGGTTATCGGTCGATGTTGCTTCTCCCTTCCTCGTGGCCGATATGCTCTGCAGCATTTCTTCCGGCACGACCATCAGCGTCTGCTGCGTCGTTCCGTTGCTCAGGCCGAGTTCCTGAGAGCTTATGCTTCTTACTCCGGCTTGCCGTAGAGCATTTCTAATACCATCTCCAGCACTTTGTCCTCCGCGTCCTGCTGTTCCTGCGAGACCGCGCCCTGTCCCTGCATCTGAATCCAGTCGTCCACCTTCTCCTCCGGTACGTCCACCAAGGTCCCGTCCGGTGCTTCCACCAGCAGGAGTTTTCCCTGTGCCGACGGCAGCCTCAGTCCCTGCTGCGGCAGGGATGATGCCTGTATCAGACTGTCCTCCTCCGGCAGATGTTTCTCCTGTGCCTTCGACTTCTTCTTCCTGTCCCAGTAGTCCTTGTTTTTCCTGCGCTGTGTCTTGCTGGACCGTTTCATCTTGTGCTCCTTCCTGCCGTCTCAGTGGTTCCAGAATATCCTCTTCAAAAATCCGGGTGACGGTGCGTGTGTCGCTGTCCGCCCGGATAATGATTCCCTTATCGGTATATGCTGCATCCAGTTGCTGTGCCTGTCCGTTGTTCCCGTCCGTAAAGTAGTACATGTTTCCCTGTACGTACCGGACCGGCATGCCGATGGCCTCCTGGCTCCAGGCGTTTACCAGCTGCATCTCGCTGTCCCATATCTGCTCTGGCAGTTCAATCAGCGTTCCGCCGCCGGCTGCGTTGACGACGTTCCCGTTTCCGTCCGCAATAACACCCATTTCTTTTGTGCTTGTCGGCACGCTTCCGGTCTGTTGCATCTCTACGGACTGCTGTCTGCGTTCTTCAGCTTTTGCTTCCTGCTGGATCGGGGAGTGCAGGTTTGCCACGCTCGCAATCTGGTCTGTCTTCTCGCTCTCCTGCAGGGCCGGTCTCTGTATCGTACGCTCTTCCGTGCCGGTTGCGTCCGCGATTGCTCTTGCCGCAACAGCTGCCTCCGCTGCCGGTTCCGTTGCTCCCGGCAGTGCGATGACTTCTCCTGCCGGCACCGTCGTCTCCTCGGCCGCCATGGCGTTCAGGATCTCGATGGCTTCCTGCGCGTCTTCGCCCAGTATCGGCGCGATCTCCGGATCCGAAGCGCACTCGGTCAGTAGTGCGATGGCTTCCTTCATCTCTGCGTCCGCCTGCGCTGCCGCTTTTGTGTCTCCTCTGGATTCCGCTTCCGCCTTCCTCGCCCTGGCCGTCTCTCCGGCGGCTGCCTGAGCCTCAAGCCATTCGCGTGCGAGGTTGATTTCTTTGGTGATTCTTTCCGCTTCCGCTGCGTCACCCTGGAAGATATCCGGGTGGTACTCTTTCATATACTTCCGATACTGGCTCTTCGCATCGTCCCAGTTCTTTGCTTCCGGGAAGTATCTTTCCGCGAACTCTTTGCCGCGTGTGTCAATGGACGTTGCCGTCCCTGCGTTTTCTCCAGCGTATTCCGTCGGCATGCTCGCCCAGGTGTGGAACGCGGAAAAGGCAAAGGCGACCGCTGCATTCTGAATGATCCCGCCCACGTCCGGGTGATAGTCTTCGCCATAGTTCAGCGCGTTGCTGATTTCTCTGATCGTGGTGTCTCCTCCGACAAACGCCACGCCGGATATGCCGGAAACAATCGTTCTGGCCAGTCGGTTATCCATCAGCGATTTGCGGATGAGTTCACCCGTGTCCGGGTTTACCTTTTCTCTCAGGAAGTTCAGCCCTGCTGCCGATACAGCCTGTGATGCGACAGATCCCAGTGCGCCGCCTCCGGCTGAGATCCCGATGCTCTTCAGGTAATCTGCGGTGCTCATCTCTCCGGACGCCACAGCCCCGAGGTTCTGAATGGCGTCCAGGGTTCCGAAGGTAGCCGCGCTCCCCGCTGCGCCCGGCAGATACTTTGCAAGCACGCTGCCTACTTTTCCGAGCGCTGCGAGCTTGCTGCCTCCGGAGGCAAGCGCCCCGGCAATCGGACCGCCGAGCAGTGACCCGATACCGTGCATCAGCAGGAGGTTTCCCGTTAGGCTGCCCGCTCCGTAGGTGAGGCTGTCGTTGTTCTGCGCGTATGCTTCTCCGAGCTGCAGTCCCGTTGCTGCGTCTCTCAGCGCGCTCGCCACAGCCTGGCTGGCTTCATCCTCTGCGGTGATGCTGTTGCCGGCTGCCTGCCCGACGGAACTCAGTCCGGCGCCTCTCGCAAAGCCCTGCCCAAATATGGAGAGCCCGCTGTCTTCCTTGATTCTGGCGTTCAGGTTCTGCGCGAGAACAGATACCGCAAACGCTTCCGGCCGGTTCGTCTGGAAGAGCTTGTTATAATAGTCTCCGTTCGCGCCTTTCGTGAGCTTCTTCCACCCGGTCTTCGGTTCGATGACGTCAAGGATTTCCCGGGCTTCCTGCTTTTCGGCATCGCTCAGCCCTGGCGTCATGGCGAGGTAGTACGCGCGGTCCATGTAGTTTTCGATGTTGTCCGCCGTGTACCGCTCCGGCCGGGTGAAATACCTGGCTTGCTGCGCGTTGTACTGCAGCACCTCGCTCGGGTCTGCTTCCGCCCCCGCGAAAGAGAGCTTCGCGCCCAGCTGCTGCGTCGCCTTCAGGTTGTCTCCGGCCTGGCTCCACGCAGTTGTCCGTCCTGCCGCCGGCAATCCTACTTTTGCTGCTGGCTTGCTTTCCTTGTTTGCTTCCGGCGTTCCTGGTGCTGCGTTTTTGTTCGTCCAGTCCCAGTCGCCTCCGCCGAAGGCGTGCACGTTCGCGCCCGGCACTGCCGATGTCGCCGGGTGGTTGTCCCCGGTCAGGTTCCGGTTTACCAGACTGTCCGGGTCCCACTGTCCCAGCTGCAGCCCGCTGCCCTGTGCCTCCGATGCTTTGACCTCTTCCACCGCGGCCTGCGCCTTCGCGCTCGCCGCCCCGGTCAGCCCCTGGTCATTCCGTGCACCCAGCCGCAGTCCGCCTGCGGTCAGGCTCTTGCCGCTTGAACTTTTCTGTCCGGACTTCTTCAGAAAATCGTCAAAAAAGGCGTCTCCGGTCTTCGATGAGGATGCGGTTCTCTCACCGTTCACTCTGGTCGCGGACCGGCCGCTGTTTTGGTTCCCTTTGTTATTTGTGCTCACGACAGGCTGCTGTCCGCTCCTTGTCATGAAGTCATTGAAGAACGTGTCCTTCGTTGCGCCCTTCCCGGAAGTACCGGAAGAGGAGCCAGATTTCTGACTCCCCGTTTTGATTGAACCGTTATTCGTGCTTGCCATGGCTCCGTCTCCTTATCGCGCGCCCAGGGCTTTGATGTTTGCTGTGCTCTTTGCCGCGTTGGATCCTGACTTCTGTGTCGCTGCGCTTGCCGCGTTCCTTCCGGACTGTGCCTGCTGCTGCGCCGTCTTTGTCGAGGCGTTGTTGACGCCGTAAAGGGATGCAGTCTGTCCTGAGCTCTTGGACGCTGCAGCGTTCTGCGCCGCTTTCGCAACGGTCGTCCGGACCAGGTCGCTCACGGTATTCGCGACCGGGTTCTGCACCTTGCCGTCCGTCTGTGCCAGCGTCTTGTCTATTGCTGCCGAGAGCTTCTGCGTCGCTGTCTGTGCGCCTCCTGATGATGCCGGTGTCGCGGTCTTCGGCGTTGTCTTTGTCGTGCCGTCGCCTCCGGAGTAGCCGCCGCCTCCGCCGCCCGTGCTCGGTGCTGCCGCGGTTCCCATGATGTCTACAAGCGGGCCGGTGATCTTTCCGGTCAGCTGGTAGATCTGCAGTGCGTTGGCAAGCTCCTGCTGTGCGTCTGTCACGGCGTCTCTGTCTCTCTGGTATTCGGCATTGATCATGTCGAGGTAACGCTTGTAATCGGAATCGTCCTGACCCTGGTACATACTGAGCGCATCCTTCAGCATGTTGTACTTGTCCGTATAGGTCTGGTACTCCGTGCTGCGGTCCGTATCCATCGCGCTCAGCTTCTGCAGCAGCTGGCTGAACTTGTTGTTGTATTCCTCCAGTGCCTGCGCCCGCAGCGCCGGGATGGAGTCTGCGAGCTTCCCTGCGTAATAGTTCGCCGCCTGCTGCGCCGCAGTCTGCGCATAGCTCGACGGGATCCCGCCGGTCGCCATCGCCGACTGCGCCAGCGCGTTCTGTGCTGCTCTGTCTCCTTCGCGCAGGTATGCTTTCTTGTAATCGGAAAACAGCGGGTCGGTGCTCGGGTCATACTTGAATGATTTCTGGTTCACCACACTGTCCAGGAGTTTTTTGTAGTCATCCTGCCCGGTGTACTTGAAATCTCCGTAGCTTCCGATCTTGTCCATGGTGTCGTTGATCTTGCTGCCGTAGCTTGCGGCGTAGCTCCGGTTCCCGGAGTCTCCGGTCCAGTAGCTTCCGTAGTTCTTGCGCAGCTGGTTGATCGCTTCGCTCGCCAGCAGTTTCTGCTCGTCGGTCTTCGCGTTTCCCAGATCCCGCTGCAGGCTCACCATGCTCAGCCCGAACTCCGGGTACTTCTTTGCGTAGTCCAGATCGTTCTGGTCGAAGCTGTTCAGCACACCGGCAGCGGTCGCCGCCTTCGTGAAGTCATCATATGTGTATGCCATTTCCTTTTTGTCCTCCTCACTGCCTGCCCGGCAGGCTCTTGTATTCGCTGCCTTCGCTGAATTCCCGCGCGATGCTGTAGATCCTGCATCCGCCTTCTCCCTCCAGCTTCATCCGGTAATGGTCAGCTCTCCTTGGCACGATGGCCAGGAAGTAGCTCCGTTTGGTTTCTTCCTCCAGTGTTCCGTCCTGCGGCTGGTACCATGTCCCGTCGCTGTCCAGCTGCAGCCACACCTTGCAGTAGGCGTCCTCGTCCAGTTCCATCCGGATCAGGATTTTCCGGATGTCCTTCTTGTTCGGGCTGTCGTCCGTGTAGTCCGCGAACTCCGCTTCCCATTTGAAGTCCTCCTCCTCGGTGCATCCGTTCGGCGGATCCTTGATGGTTCCCGTGATCCAGATCTCTCCCTTTGCGTTCAGGAAGTACAGGTTCCCTTTGGAGTACGCGAAGTCGATGACCTGTGTGCTGTCCTCCTCGTGCCACATGCCCTTCTGCGTGTCATACACGAACAGGTGCCAGCCGTCGCTCTCGTCCTGCATGCTGATGTAGTACTTCAGCCCGTCGCTGCCGGAGACCGCGTTCTTGTACCGCTTCAGCCCGAAGGCCCGGTTCGCTGCCGCCGGAAGTCCTCCTGTGAAGATGCACACGCCGCTCTGGTTTAGGTACAGCAGCGCCTCTCCCGCTACGGCAAGGCTCTTTCCGCTGCCTGGTGCAAGTCCCAGCGTCGCGCTGCCGATCATTTCAAAGCTCGACGGTATGCTGCCGTACACCTTGAAAATCTTCTGCTCCTTGAAGAATGTCGGGTATCCCATGAAGCTGATGCAGCCTGTAAAATCTCCGACGCTTCCGGAGTCTACAGCGTAGCTGTCCGTGTCCAGGCCGTCGTAAACGTAGAAGTTGAACGGGTCGCCCAGCTTGCTCGCATAGAGCGTCGATCCCGTATATCCCCACAGCCGGTTCTCGTTCTCCAGCATGTGCGTCAGTTCCGGTACTTTCCGTTCCAGCTTTGCGTTGTTCTCCGTGCAGTTCGTGAAGCTGTTCTCGTAGAAGTGCATCTCGTTCCCGCTGATTTCCCGGACGATCACCGTGATGTTGTTGACCGTCTGGGAACATCCGCTGATGGTGATGGCGTCTCCTACTCTGAAGTAGTCCGACCATGTTACTCCGCTGGCGTAGATCGTGTTCGCGTCCGCGCTCTCGCCGTAGATCGTCCCGTCCCGGAATACCACGGCGTGCGTAATGCTCGCTCCCAGGCTCCCGAAGGTATCGGTCTTGAAGTTGTAGTACTTCATGTCCGGTGAGATGATGATATACGCCCCGATCGCGCAGAAGTTTTTCCTGCCGTCTGAAACGGTTCCTTTCTTTACGCCGTCGTAATAGAAGTCTGTCCCGTCCACCCAGCACAGCTTATCCCAGGCGAACAGCCCGTTTCCCTTGGTCAGGGTCTTGAACTTCTTGCGCTTCTGTCTCGTGGCCAGCAGGGGATAATAGTCGCTGCACAGGTTCTTCATGTTGAAGATCTCGCCGTCGCCTGCTCCTTCGTTGTGGTTAAGCCCTGCGAACTTTGTCTGCTTTCCGGTTTTGATCCCGTCGGAGTATTGCGGTGCCGGTATGTTCATGCTTCTTCACTTCCTTTACTGCGGCGTGCCGTTGATGTAGACGTCGCCGTTGATGTCCACTCGCTGTCCCGTATCGCCGATTGTTGTGCCCGCCGCCGTGCTGATGGTTGCCTCGTTTGCAGCCGTCAGGCTGATGTCGTTGATCGCCGACAGCGTCACGTCTCCTCCGGCGCCGATGGCGACGTCTCCCGTCGCCGTGATGATCACGTCTCCGGTGTTCGGATCCACCGTCACAGCGCCCTGCAGCGTGCTCACGGCGCCCTGCAGCGCGGAAATATCCTGCGTGATATCTCCGATGTCCGTGCTGTCTCCGTTGATGCTGACAGTGCTGCCGTTTACGTCAACCGTCGCGTCGCCGTTGATGCTCACGGTGCTGCCGTTCATGTCCACCGTCACGTTGCTGCTGCCGATGGTTACGTTCCCGTGGCTGTCCACGCTCACTGCGCTCTCCAGGGTGTTGACGCTGCTTTCCAGCGCGCTCACCTGGCTCGGCAGTCCCGACAGTCCGGCCACCGTGGAGCTCAGCCCGGACACCGTGGAGTTCAGCTGGTTCACCATCGCCGCCAGCGTCTGGACCTCCTCGCTGACTCCCTCCGTGCTCCCGCTTAGAATATTGTCCAGTGCGGTCTGGTTGAAGTTCTGCGCATCCAGGTTGTTCAGCGTGTACTTCAGCTGATCCACCAGCTGCCGCAGGTAGTTCAGCATCTTCTCGGTCTGTTCCTTGCTGTTCTCGTTCCCGGTAAAGGTCGGGAAGTTGATGTCTATGTTTAGAAAATTCCCGGGCATGGCGTCCTCCTGTCATTGCGCGGCAGTGCTCACACTGCCGCGGCAATCCGTTTCCTTCAGTGCTTTTCCTGATACTCTTCGGTTTCCGGCGTCCAGTGTTCAAACTCGTCCGTGTCCGGCCATTCCTCGCCGATACAGTATGCTGGCGTTTCTTCCTTCATGGCTTCCAGGATGATGTTCCACACCGCGCAGATCGCCGCGGCCAGCCCGGCTGCCACCGTCGGCGCCAGCACCGCCCACAGCTTGGACCAACTCTCCGGGAACCCGCCGTTCAGAATGACGCAGAGTTCCGGAATCAGCACCCCGAAAAACGCCTGTACAAAGGTCTTGATCGCTCGTACCATCCAGTCTTTCATCATTGTTCTCCTTTTCATTTTTTGTATCAGGTGATGACTTCCATCGCCTGCACTTCATTGTTGATCTTATCGACGAAGCTGTTCCCGCCCAGGGCCTTGTACGCCGCGTACATCAGTACGAAGTTTTCAAAATCGTACTGCCGGATTTTATTCTCGTTGTCCTTGCCCCGGTAGTAGATGTCCAGCATCTTCGCCCGCAGCACGCAGCGCTGTCCGTCCTCGATCTTTCGGATGCCGAACAGCTTCTCCCGGACCGGCTTTGCTAGGATCGCGATGGCTGCGGCCAGCGATGTGATGAAGCTGCACACCTGCATGATCATGCTTATGGAATGACTCATCCTTCTCACCCCGCTTCCGTCTTCAGCAGCTTCGCCCAGAGCTCGCCGTCACAGGTGACGCCGTCCTTCAGGCCGTAGAATTTGCGCGCGCTCACGACCGCCTCCTGCGTCTCCGCGCCGAAATATCCGTCTGCCCCGTACTTCTTGCAGCCGAACCGGCGGGCGATGAGCAGGGCCTGCAGTAGCACGTTCCAGTTGGTTTTCGTAATGCTGCGGCTCAGTTCCGGCAGCGTCCAGCCGTGATCCTCCTTGGAACCGGAGTCGTCCTCTTTTGGTTTTACCGTCCCGGATCCCCCGGCATTTCCGCTCGTTGGAACCACAGTGGTTCCGTTCACCAGGCTCGCCAGCGCGTCCAGGTAGCTCTGCGGTTTGTCCTCCTCCTGGCTCTGCTGCGCATCCGCTGCGAGGCTCCATTTCGGCCTGCCGTAGCCTGCGATCACCGGGTTCCCGGCGGCGTAGCTGCACAGGCTGACCTTGTCGGAGTAGTTTCCCTCCACCGTCCGGATCGACCCGCCGTTCACTTCCACCACGATCCCCGTGTGGTTGATCGCGTAGTTGCTGTAGAAGAATACCTGGTCACCGATTTCCGGGCTTTGGAAGAACGCCCCGTTCTTCTTGTAGTACCCCGCCTGGTTTGCGCAGGCTGCCGATCCGCCGTAGGTCATCTGACCGCCGATGTCCCCGAAGCAGTTGAGAAACAGCCATGAGACAAATGTGCAGCACCACGGCTGGTTCTGCACGCTCCATCCGTAGAGCTTCGTGATCCTCGGATCGTCGGCGTACTTGTTCTGGTTGTCCGGTCCCTCGCGATATCCGACCTCAGCCCGTGCGAGCGCGATGACTTTCTTTTTCGCTTCCTCAACCGTCATCGTCCTGCTCCTCAGCCGGCGCCGCTTCCAGGATCGCGCGGATCCAGATCAGCTTCTTCAGCGCCGACCAGTCTTTTGGTAAACCGAAATCGAACATGGCTGTCACGCTCCGCTCTGGAGGCAGAACTGCTCCACCCACTGTGACCCTGGCGATCCTTCCTCGTTAAACAGGAACACCTTTCCGGTATCCACTTCGATGAAGATGGACCCCGTCGCGACTCCGATCGTCGGCTTTGAATCCGTTGACAGCCCTGCGAACTCGCCGTAGCTGCCGCGGTTCATCGTTTCTCTTACCGCCATTTTCATTTCCTCCTTTTAGCTTTCTTCTTCCCGCTCCTCCCGCGCGTCTTCATCCAGCGCGTCGAGGATCTGCCGGGCAAGCTCCGCTATGGTTTCTCTGGTCTCTTCTTTCATGGTTTATTCCTCAATCAGATCTTCGCAGCCGCTGTCGATCAGCAGCTCGCGCACCTGCTCCTTCAACTTGGCAGGCACCTGCTTGAAGGTTTTTTTGCCCAGAATAATCTGCTGGCACCAAAGCATGGCCATCATGAATTCACCCTCCTTTCCAAACAGAATCATGAACAGGATCCGCATCATGCGTAGATGATCTCGCTCATCTCGAGGATGCACTCGGTCAGCATGTCGTTGGTTTCCTGGAGCTGCTCGTTCTGCTGCTTCAGCAGTTCCAGTTCCGTCATCTCCCCGATGACGACCAGGTACTTTCCGTCTGCCCGCTTCCGGAACCCCCGGAGGATCCGGTGCTCCAGCTCGTATGCCTCGCCGTCGTTCTCGGACACCGATATGCTGCTCAGGTTTTCGATTGTGAGGTCTTCTTCCGTAACGCCTTCCGTGACAATCAGGTTGCCGCAGCCGTCCGCAACGGCGTTAAACTCCTTGCCGTCATTCAGGGTGATATGAACCCTCGTGTTTTCATCCATTCGTCTGTCCCTCCTCCGAACAGCTGTCTGTATAGCTTGATGATGTTTTCGCGTTGTTTCCTTGACAGGATCTCCCGGTAGTTTGCGATCCATGTCCGGAACAGTTCCTCCGCCTTTTCCTTTGTTGTCCCTCCGGACTGTATCAGGCCTTTCAGTTTCTTCAGCTTCCTGCGCATCCTGGTCACGGTCTTCGGGTTGATCCGTATGACCACGTGCCCGCGCTCCGTCAGCCTGTAACGGTACTGCAGGAACCGGAATGTCCCGGACACTTTCTGGATCTTCGTCTTTCTTGGGTTCAGGAACAGCCGCAGTCGCTTCGCCATGTCCTCGATCTTCTGCCGGATCTCCTCCAGCTCTTCCTTCGTCCCGGCGATTACGTACAGGTCGTCCATGTACCGCCCGTAATATCGGAATCCGTTCACGATGGTCACGAGCTTGTCGATCGGCGTGGCGTAGGCGATCGCCGTGATCTGCGATGTCTGGTCTCCCACCGACATGGATCTGCACAGGAACTTTTCTCCGGTCTGCAGCCTGGTTTCCTTCCGGTACTCGACCATGCTGAACTTTTCCTGCTGCGCCCGGCGGTATTCCTCCTCGCTCATGTACGACACGTCCACCCGGAAGGAATCGTATGCCTGGAACGTAAGCTGCCTTGCAAACTCATCCGGCTCCCATGCGGTGATCATCTGCTTGGCCAGCGCGTGGTCGATGTTGTCGTAGTATCCGGAGAAGTCCATCGTCATGATGTAACCGTCGTTTCCTCCGCGCTCCCGGAAGAACGACTCCAGGTGTGCCGTCAGCCTGTTCCTTGTGAACGACACCCCCTTGTCCTTCAGGCTTGCCCCGTTGTCATAGATGAGGTTCGGCCGGATATGCGGGATCAGGTACAGGTCGTTCAGTGCGTGCTTCACGGTCCTGTCCCTCACGTTCAGTGCGGTAATCGCCCTCGTCTTGCCGCGCTCGTGGACGGTGAACCGTGAATACTGCGACAGCCTGTAGCCGTCCTCCGCTCCGTTCCGGAATGCCTGCAGCTCCCTTTGCAGCTTCCGGATCTCCGTCATCGCATTCCACCGGAACCGCTGCACCTGTGCTTTCCACTGGCTGCCCCTGCGCGCTGCCAGGAAGGCTGCGTACAGGTTGTCTGCATCCTCCAGCGGGTGCAGCTCCTCCTTGCTGTCAAAGAAACCCCATTCGTACATAGTAGGATGAGGAATCTACAACGATACTGATCGTAATCAATCGCATCATTCCTCCTGTATTTCCCTTGCGGTCGGACAGCGTCTCCTTCCTCTTGCCCGATCCTGCCGGGAATCTATTGCTCCATTCTCCGGCATGGGCTGGGAATCGGGGGCGGACGCCATTGGCGTTGGACGAACCGTTGTTGTTGGCGTTCCCGTTGCTGTTGACATTCGCTGCGTTCGTGGCCGAAACCACCGAGCGAAGCCACCAGTTGGCACGTTCAGATGCTGCCCGTTGTTTCATTCTTCTCCCGGAGGCCGGTTGCGGTCAGGACGAATCCTGCCCGCTCCGCCGCGCTTTTCCTGCGCTTTATCTCTCTTGCTGTCGCTTCGTCCCGCAGGTGATTGCAGGACTTTCGCCAGCCGCGCAGGATGGCGATCTCCCGGTCGATCTCTTCCGTGAGCACAGTGAGAAAATTCCGGTTGCCTGGAATCGTGTCTGCTATGTAGTTCAGCTCCCGCTTCAGGTTGCTGCAGAGACCGATTGCTTCGTCCTGCATCATCCTCATCGCGTCGCACTCGCACAGATATACCGGTTCCGCCGCGTTCGCTCTGTCTATGAGGAACACGATCTGGCGGCAAAGGTCGTTCAGTACCCTCGTCTCGTCAGCGATAAACAACTCGTCGCATTTCTCCTGTTGCTTCATTTTCTCTTCCTGCTGGCGCTGCCATCGCTCGCGGGAAGTCTCGCTCCAGTCCCGGAAGTTCTTCGGCTCCTTCGGCATCTGCCGTTTCTTCAGCCCGAACCTCCGGTAGCAGAGCTCCGTAACATATCTCCGTACATCCAGCATGTGGTCCCTCGCCGCAAACGGCGTTTCCCTGCGCTCGTTCTCATGCTTCATGTCGTTTTACTGTCCGCCCCCTTGCGGGGGCGGGACTGTCAGATCACGAGGAAGCGGGGGCGGACGCCAATGGCGACGGACGAACCGGAGTTGTTGGCGCCCCCGGCGCCGGTGACAAACGCCGCGAGCGCGGCCGAAACCACCGAGCGAAGCCACCAGCCGGCACGATCCGTTTCGGTCGTTGCTCTCAGTCTGAATATTGCGAACTGCGTCTTGTCGATTCCGACCTCGTGGCTTGGCTTGGCTCCGCTGTCGCCGTAGCTCCAGACCTGTGCGCCGTATATCTGCGTCTCGTTCGGCAGGTCGCAGAACCGCAGGCTGAAGTTCACTTCGCTGGCGTTCCAGGCCCAGCCGGTCGCCCGGCCGTCCGATGCGCTGTAGAAGGTCGTCGGCAGGAGCAGGTCCGGCTTGATAAGGTTCGCGTTTCCGAATACGTCCTTGACCAGGTTGTCGCACAGCGGCATGATGGTTTGCCGCATCCTGGATCCGATGTAGCCGCCGGCTGTGCTGTTGGTGTTCGGCGCTCCCATCGTGGCGTTCCACTTAAAGGCTTTGACCGTCTCCTGGCTTGTCACCGTGACGCCGGCGTTCGTGGTGTTGATGAGTGCGCTGCTCGCAATGAATCCGGTCAGGTCCAGGTTGTTCTTCGGCATGAACACCGCGTGGTGCGTTCCGCAGCGCTGCTCGGATCCGGTGTTGATGTAGTAGTCGAAGTGGACGATCTCGAAGCTCTGCTCGTTCCCGCCCGTCGGCGTCTTCGTCACATAGTCTCCGATGTACAGATCCTCGAACAGGCTGTAGCCGTTGGTGCCCTTGATGCGGTCGAACAGGCTGCCGTCCGTGAGGTAGGCCGTGATGTCCTTTCCGCGGTAGATGCTGTTGTGGAAAGCTGCGGTCTTCGTATCGTTGTTGACGATGAACGGGGTCCTGGACGCCTGTGCCGCGTCGATGTTGTCGCGCACCTGCTTCTTTTGGGAATCGGTCAGCGTCTGTGCCGACAGCGTGACGACGTCCGTCCTCAGCTTGTCGCGCAGGTTCTGGCCGTACACATGCTGCGCGTACAGTTTGACTGCTGCTCCGACAAATTCTTCCGTTCCGAAGTCCGCTGCCGTATATGCTGCGCTTACCGTGTTGGCCAGCGTGTACACGACCGGTGTCGTCAGGACATAGAAGATGTTCGTCGCGTCGTAGTCGTAATCCACTCCCATCGCCTTTACGGTTGCAAGGTTTGCTGAACTGTACGCCATCTGGCCGATGCGCTTGGTGTAGATCTTCAGGTCGAGGCTCAGCTCGTCCCTCACGCTTCCGACGCTCGGGATGCCGTAGCTTGCCGTCGGCAGGGGATCGCTGTTGGCGTCCGCCGTCGGGATCGTTATGGTGCTTTCGCTGTAGGCCTCGTAGGTTGCGTCCTCGTAGCCGCTCCACTTCGGGTGCACGCACAGCGTGTCGATATCCGAAACGACCACGCAGATGTAGCAGTCCTCGTCCGGCGTGACGTAGCTGGTTCCGACGTTCGATGTCACGATTTCGATCCCCGTTGTGGATCCGGTCGGTACGCTTTCACTCAGGCCGATCCGCAGCACCGCGTTGTTGCTGCTGTATACCGTATAGCCGTCGTCCAGCCCGCCGACTGCGTGGATCCAGCAGACGTATGTTCCGGTATTCGCCACCACGTTTCCGCTCGAGTCGATGCTCTTGTTTGCCAGGATGTTGTTCGCCTTGTCGAACTGGTTCAGTCCCATGGCCTTGAAGCTCGTAGGCTTTGCTGTGACCAGTGTGCCTCTGACTTCCACCACGCAGGTGACGGTCAGGGTGTCGTTGTTCTGCGGCGTGCCGGTCACGCTGATGCCGTAGTCCGCCAGGTCCGCAAGCTCCCCGCTGTACTCCCAGTGGTCTGTGTCGTACAGGAACGGGAAACTTCCGCTCAGCCCGCCCAGGTCGGAGCTTTCCCAGTCATCGCTGTTGATGGTTGCGCTCAGGTCTTCCGAACTGCTGACGATGGAGAGACTTCCTTCCGTCCGGCCCTGTGCTTCCGTGTTGCCGTAGATGGTGGTGAGCTCAGCTTCGCCGCTGTCGATACTCGCCGTGCCGCCTGCCGTCCGGAAGATGTAGCCGCCGTAGATCTCCTGGTTGTCGATGCTGTACAGGTTGTCTGCCAGCGCCACGTGGTTCACGGTCACGTCTCCGGTCTCTCCGTTTACCGAAGTGACTGACGCCGCGACAGCCTCCGCGATTGCCGCGAAGACGTCCTTGTTCAGGTTCTGCGGGTCGTAGATGCTCTTGCGCATGTCGCCGGAGCCCAGGCCGTCCGCGCCGTTGTAGACGTATACCGGGATGTTCGTCCCGTTCGACAGCTTGCAGTAGTAGGTGTCCAGCGTGCCGGCGGCGTGGTTTCCGTTCACCAGCTCGAAGCCTATGACGCTTACGCCGTCCGCGCCGTCCGCGCCGTCCGCTCCCGAAGGCCCTGTGCTTCCTGTCGCGCCCGTTGCCCCGGTCGCGCCCTGCGGGCCTCGGATGTCTATGCTGCGCCACTCTTCCTCTACGGCGTCCCAGTAGTACAGCAGGTAGTCATCGGTATCTCCGACCATCACAAACCCGTCCGGCTTGCTGCTGGAGTAGTAAGTGATCATCTCCGCATAAGTATCAAAGGACCGCTCGATCAGCAGGTCTGAACCCGGGTCGCCCTTCAGGCTCGCGAGCCACTGCGTTTCGGTCCCTGTAAAGCCGTGTTTCACGGCAAGCCCGTACGCCGTCAGGTAGTACGGGGGATTATTCCATAAGCCCAAATTCGTTTTCCTCCTCTTCCGTTGGCTCCGGCATGCCGCTTCCCGGTTCTCCGTAGTACCCGGACGCCGGGTCGTAAAGGTTTCCGATGTATGCGCTGAACTCGTCCCACAGCCTGTTGAAGGCCTGGGCCGCCGTGCTCAGCCGGTTGAACTCTCCGTTCTTCGAGTCCACTTTCGCGGTCAGGTACGCGATGTAGATGTCGTCGTAAGGCGGATCCACCAGCAGTTCTTTGTCTCCGTCCTCCAGGGCCGTCTGATAACGGAACTGCCTCAGCTCCGCCGGCGCCATCAGGAAGATCTCGCTTGCGATCTTTCCTTCGATCTGGCTCACCCACGCGATCTTCGCCTCCGCCGGGAAGGCGTTCGGCTTCACCGAATCCACAAACTGGATGCACTCCGATACTGTCATTTCCGTCCGTCCTCCTTCCCTTTGTCCGATCTGTCAATGCCTCGCCCTCCGGAAGGGGAGAGCGAGGCACGTCATTCGGATCAGCTCAGGCTGGTGCCGCCGGTCACGCCGCCGACTGCGAAGAAGCGCCAGTCGTTGCCGGTCGCGTTGAATCTGGCACGGCCCTTCCACTTGTTGGCGTCGGTGTTCTCGTCGATCACGCTGCGCACGTTCAGCGGGATGCGGTCGTTCCAGACCGCGCCGCCGTAGTTCTGGTTGTAGGTGGAATCCAGCAGGACAAACGGTGCGGTGCTCGTGATGAACTGATTCAGGTACGGCCAGATGATGACTTTCCATCTGCCGTACTGGTAGTTGAACGCGTTGTTCGAGCTGGTCGGATCCTTGTCGGCGCCGATGGCTGCGAACACGTCGTTCTTCAGCGAGGCGAGGTTCGGGATCAGGATGGTGTCCGGAGCGACGTCGAGGATCTCCCCGTTGTCGCCGCGGAAGTTCTGCATCTCGGTCTCGATCTTGCCCAGGATGGACGCGCTGAATGCGTTGGAAAACCAGTTCGACTGGCTGGCGCCCTTTACCTTGGCTGGGTGCGTCTTGGAGGCGATGGCCTCTCCGTCCGCGCCCTTGATGTCGAAGGTCTTGCCGCGGAACTGTACGCTCGTTAAGTGCTCAATGAATCCGGCAAAGATAGCGGCGCCGAAGAGTTCCCTCGTCCGCTCGTAGCCGGTCATGAAAGCCGCCGGCTGCTTGCGCATGTCCATCAGCTTCGCATCCTCGATCATCTCCTGAGAGATGGCGAACTCGTCCTTCCAGGTCTGGTAGACGAGTAGCTTGTTGTAGCCCTCTTCCATGGCGTCGGAGGGGTACGCGCCGTTCTCGCCGACAGGCTGGAACCCGTTCATGGCGGTCATGGTGGTGAGCAGGTCGCCGTAGTTGTCGCTGGTTCCCATCAGGAACAGATCCTTCAGCACGCTGTTCTTATCGAACGCTTCCGACCGCTGCTCCAGGAACATGCGGATCGGTGCCTGGCATTTGCCGTAGATGCTGTCGTTCAGGCCGCTGGCCTCAGAAAAAGTAATAGGCATTTCTTATTTCCTCCTGTGTCAGTGTCTTCGGTTTTTTAGAACCGTACGCGGACCATGCTTCCGCTTGCGGTGCCGTCCATGTAGACGATCTCCGCCACGCCGTTGGTGGTGGTTGCCGTAACCTGCAGGCCGCTGGACGCGTGCAGTGTCACCTTGTCGCCGAGGTTCAGGCTGCCGCCGGCCGCGGACAGCGTGGTCTCATACTCGGTCTCCGGGTCCACGCGCACGACTGTGACTATGTCTCCTGCGCTGACGGCGCTGGCGTGTTCCTCCACGCAGATGAACTCCGGCTTGTTGGATCCTGTGGCAACGGCGAGTTTCCCGCTCGACAGGATCATCGCCATGCCGTGCTTCGGGGTGATGGCGGAGCAGGGGAACTGCTCGTAAGGCGCCACATGCCCGTCATCGGTTTTAACCTGTACAAACATTTTTTCTTTTCTCCTTCCGGGATCTTATCCCTTCCTGTATTTGTTCTGATATTTCTGGATGGCCTCGTCCGAGGCGTTCGGGTTGAACAGCTTGTACATCTTCCGCTCGTCCGCTGTCACGGTTGCTCCGGCTTTCCCGCCGAAGCTGGTCGGCTTCAGGTGGTTCTTGCCGGCGATGTTTTTTATTGCGCTCTGCCTGGCGGCCTCTGCGATTTGCTCCTGCTCCTGCCCGCGTGTGGCAAGGTAGAAGGCGTCCGCGAAGTTGTTGCCCCGCTTCACCGCCTCATAGAAGGCAGTGCCGTATGGTTTCTCCAGGATGTCGCTGAGCTTTGTAATCGACGGGTCCGTCTTTCGGATCTCTGCGAGTTGCTGTTCCACGCTCTGCCGGAAGGCTTCTTCCCGCTGTGCCTGTACCTGCTGCTCCTGCTGTGCCTGCCTCTGCCTGGCTGCCTGCACGGCCGGGTGCTTGTCGATCAGTTCGTCCAGCGTTTCCTTTGTCAGCTTTCCGCTTTGAAGTTCCCGCTGCAGTCTCTGGTTGTCCTGCTCCTCGCGCCATGCCCGGAACTCGTCCATGTTCGTGATCGGCTCTTTGGTGAAGGGGTTTACCAGCCCTGCCTGCCGGAAGAACAGTTCCTGCTGCTCGGCATACTCCTGTTCTCTCTGCTGCAGCGCCTGCTGCACGGCTGCCTGGATCGCTTCCTGCGTTTCCTGCTGCCGTCTCCTTGCCGCGTGCTCCCTTCGTTCTTCCGGCGTCTGGCCTTCTCCGCCTTCCTCCGGTTCTCCCGTGCCGCTCTCAGGCCCGTCCGTTTCCTCTTCCCGGCTTTCCGCATCGCTGCGTCCGTCTCCGCTTCCGTTGTCCTGGCTTCCGGTCTCTCCGGCCTCCGCTCCGTTCTCCGCTGTTTCTTCCTGATCCTCTGCAGGTTCGGCGGGCTCCTGCTCTTTTCCGCCCTGGTCCAGTCCGAATGCGGCGTACAGTTTCTCTTCGGTGATGTCCATGCTGTTCTCCTTCTGGGATTTTTCCGCTGTTCCCGTGCGTAATTTTCCGTGCATATTTATGCACGCTGGCATTTTTCCGCGTTGCCGTGCGTGAGTGTTAATTAAAATTTCCCGCCGGTTTTTGAACTTAAACCGGCGGTCTCCGCTCTAAGTGCAGTCGTCTGTCCTTAGGACCGGCGTCAGTAAGTAAGTTTATTTACTTACTTCTTGCCGCTGCGGAGATCTTTCCCGGTCTGCACGGTGCCTTTCTTGGCGCCGTCCTTCACCTGATGCGGCGCTTCAACCTTCTGCTGACCCTGGTTCTTGATCTTGCCGATGTATTCGCTCTGCATGCTGGTCTCCTCCTTTCCCGGATACTTGGGATTTTCCCGCTGTTCCCGTGCGTAGCTTTGGCATGTTTGCCCTGTCGCCTTGGGTAGTGTTCTCTGTATGCTCACGGGCCCGCCGCCCGGTATTGCCGTAAAATTATTCCGGCAGGAATCGGTTCTCCGCCTGTATGTCTTCCGTTTCCAGCTCGCCGATTCCGCCTTCCTCAGCCGGCATTTCTCCGGCTGTTCCGCCCGCCTGCATCTGCTGCATCATCTGCATCTGCTGCATGGCCTGCCGTTCCTGCTCGGCCCGCTCCTCCAGGAACTTCCTGGTTGCCCCTGCTCCCGGGTAGTGGAGCTCTTCCATCTTCGACCAGAACAGGATCAGCGTCTCCGTATCCTGCGGGTTTCCGAACGCTCCCGTCTGCAGGTTCATTCTCGTTTCCTGCCACATGGCCGTGCGGTTGGCCTCCAGCGCCTCGTTTGAGTCCACGCTGAACAGGAACTCGTCGTTCCAGTACCATGCCCCGTCCGCGTCCTGCTTCAGGAAGTCGTAGCGGTTGAAGGTCTCATACACCGTGTCGCCCTTGTGGTCCCTGTAGCTTACGCTGCGCGGTTCGTCGGAGTAGGCGAGCTGGAACTGGAACATCATCTCGAAGAGCTCCGCGTATGCTGCGGCCTTCATGACCCTCTTGCTCTCCAGACGTCCTGCCGACTGCGCCGCCTGGAACTCCTTCGCCACGCCGCTCGTCGCCGTCCGGTCTTCTCTGCCCTGGAAGCTGTTCGTGATCCCTAGGATCTGCCGTGCTTCCTCGTAGGCGATGCTGAGGTAGGCGAGCTCGCTCTCGATGTTCCCGCTGAAGTCATAGGTCGCGATGTACTGCCGGTCCTGGATGTTCTTCAGCCGGATGATCTCGCTGTCCTCCGTGTCCACCCGGTAGGTGGCGTCAGGCGGCATGGTGATCTTCGTGCCTGCTTTCACCAGACGGTCGATGATCTTCTGCTCCATTCTGTTTACGGTGTTCTGCTGTGTCTCGATGGCGTCCACGTCCGAGCTTCCAAGCAGCTGCCCGTATACGCTCACGTTTTTCTGCAGCACAATCGGCATACGGTCCGGCTTGTAGTAGGGGATGAGTGTCGGCTGCATCACCGCCACTCCGTCTTCTCCCACCGTGTACTTTCCGCCCGGGATCTCTCTGCCTGCTTCCGTCCGGATCGGCAGGAACACTTCCTCGTACTCGCTGTCTGCGTCTGTCCAGTCGTCCGCGCCGCACCACGGGCACGGCCCTCCGGAATACTTCACCGGTTCCTGCGGCTCTCCCGCCCGGAACTCGATGCCTTCCAGCAGCATCGTGCCCGGCTGCATCGCGCCTGTGCTGATGGCCTGTTCTCTTGCTGCCAGCTGTTCCGCCACACCCAGGGCTCCGGCGAGTTCCGCTTCCAGGTCCGTCTCTTCAATAATCCCGCTCAGGTCAGGCAGCGCGCCCGGCAGTTCTTCCACCGGTACCGGAGTCCCGATCATTTCCCCGGACCTTCCGATCTCCTCTGCCACAGGTACTTCGCCCAGCAGATCCTCCGGAATCAGGCTCCCTGCGAATCCCGTCTCAGGGTTCGGCAGCAGTCCCGGCTTCTGCACGTTGTTGGAGAGGATCTGTCCCGGCGCCGGCCTCCGTCTGCCGCAGCTCCGGCACACTTCCTGATGCCGCGCCTGGTAGTTCTCGATGTTCTCCAGCACTGTGTCGTTCACCCAGACAAATCGGTCGATGCCGCCGTCCTCGTTCTTCTCGTAGCCGATGTACTTGGTCAGCATCTCCTCCTGGCTCTTCACGCCGTCCGAGCTTCTCAGCTCCGGCTGCTCCTCGCCCAGGTTGTACACGTCGATTCCGTACTCCCTGTGGATGCTGCCCTTCGTGGTCGGCGCCTTGATGATGAACCAGTCCATGTCCTGGATCCCGGTGAACACGCCGGGCTGCGGTGCGAAGAGCTTCGGGTGCAGCAGCGTGATCTTCAGCTCTCCCACCGTGGCATGCGTGTGCGCTGTGTTGTCCCACTCCACCAGCCATCCGGTCCCGCCCTGCAGGGGAACCGTCCGCTCCGCCATGTCGTTCATGGTCTCAAATGGTAGGCGGTCCAGCTCGTTCCGGAGCCAGTGCTCGATCATCGCTGCCAGCGCCTCGTCCTCCTTGTGCTTGGCCGTGACCTTCGGCGTCGGGATGTTTGATGAGATCATGCTCTCGATGTTCTCGAACACGATGTTCCGCACGTGGCTGGTCTTCTTCGCGCTTCCGTCCTTCTTGGTGTCTCCCGGCGTCAGCGGCTTCAGCTTCGCGCTGCCGTTGTAGATCTCTTCCCGGCGGTCCATCCGGGCCGCCTCCGCGGAGTAGTCGCTGTCGGAGTCCGCCCTCCGTTTCTCCCAGATCCGGAGCCGCGTCTGTTCGTCGATTTCCTGTCCTTCCTTCATCCAGCTCAGGCTGCTGTCGTACATAATGTCCTCCTTATTCAGGCTCTCCCCAGTCCCGGATCATCATCTGCTGCATCTGTTCTGATGCCGCCCGGTAATCCTCCCACATGTCGGCCGTCCACTTCCGCTTCCTTGCCACATCGCTGACTCGCACCGTCATGTCCTGCTGCGGCCGCACGTACCATGCGATCGCGAGGCTCATCACCAGGTCGTCGTGCGCCCCGGCCTCCGCCTCCGCTCTGCCGTCCTGGTTTCTGGTGAACGTCAGCAGCTCCTGGATCGTCTTCTCATCGTGCAGCAGCTTCGCGTGGTCCCTCAGCGCTTCCACCAGTCCCGCGATGATGACGGGCCTTGTCCGGATGTCCGTCCGGAACCCGAAGCTCGGTCGAACCCTCCCGGTGTATTCGTCTTCGACTTCCCGTACAAACAGTTTCCGGTATCCCATCTTCTCCAGGATCTTCACCGGGTACGTGGAGAAGTTCGTCTCCACGCCGATGAGCGCCTCGTTGTATTTCATGCCCAGACAGTACAGCTGCCGGGCGTATTCGTCTTCGTCGTATTTCGAGTGCAGCACCGCCACCTGCTCGCCTGTGATGTTGTCCAGCACCTGTGCCGCGAACCAGTCGCTGCCGTCTCCCGCGGTGTCTCCGCCGATCACGTACGGCCTTCCCGTCACCGGCTCCCTGTAGATCGTCACGCTGCCTCTTTCGTCTTCCTGGAACTTCGGCTGTGTCACCCGGAGTCCGTCCTGCGTGTATGTGAAGCTCCCTTGCTTCTGCGTTTCCCGCTTCAGCTCCTCCAGCCGTATGCTCAGTTGCGACGCCCGGAACACTGTGTTCCCGGTCACACCCCACTGGCCCAGGCAGTACACCTGGTAGTAATACGGGTCGGTATCCTTGAACCCCTCGAGGATCTTCTTCTGCTCCTCCTGCAGGAATCGATTGTCCCTGTAGGTGCTCTCGTGCGTCCTGGCGTCAGGGTCCTTTACATCAAAGAACCGTGCTTTCAGCCAGTGCTTCAGGCTCACGGGGTTGAAGGTCAGGATCATCTTCAGGTGATGCGGGAACACGGTACGCAGTCGGATGTCCATCTGGTTGAAGTCTTCCCGGGTGATTTCGCTGGCTTCCTCGATCCAGATCCCCGTGATATCGAAGATCGACTTCAGCTTTTCCACGTCGTCCAGACCTGCGAACAGGATCTGGCTTCCGTTGCGGAAGTTGATGTACATGTCTCCGCTCTCGCCGCGCGGGATGTATGCGATGCTGTCCGCGTAGTATGTTCTGGCCTGCTCCTTCAGCTGGTCGAAGCAGCTGTGCCGGATCGTCCTCGCCACCTTCCGTAGTACCAGCCAACGGTGTCCCGGCTCTGTGGTGCAGCGTTCCAGTACATAGCGCCCGGCGAAGATGCTCTTGCCGGATCCGCCTCCGCCCTTCAGCACCAGGTATCGGTGCTGGTCGAAGACCAGTTCCGCGAAGGCGCTGTTGTTCGTCCGCTTCCAGTCCCGCCACCAGCGCAGGGTTTCAATCTCCCGCTCCGTCAGTTCCCTGGTGATCATCACTCTCCGCCTCTTCCTTCAGGATTGCCAGCAGCTCCGCCCGTTCTTCCGGCGGCAGCCCGGCGCTGGCCATGGCAGCGGTCGCTCTCGACCCGAGTTCGACCTCCCGCTTCTCCGAGTATCCGTAGTTGTTCTGCAGGTCGAAGATGATTCCCCGCACGTCCTTTCTGGTTAGAAGCTGCTCCTCCAGGTAGGCGCGCATGCGCCCCCGGGCACGCGTTGTCGTGTCGAAAAATTCCGGGTGCTTTTCCGGGTCGCAGTAGTTTGCCCAGGTGCTCCGGTGGATCCCAAGGAACTCGCACAGCCCGGATACCGTCGGCGGTATCACATACTCCTTTCGCAGCATGATCTCGCCGAGGTCGTTCATGACCGGCTGCGCTTCGAAGATCTTGTGCCCTCGCTCGTCCAGTTCCCCGGTCGGTACATCCTCCGTCACCGGCGCGGTCCTGCTGATGCTGTTGAAGTACCGGTTCACTGCGTCCCGCAGTGCTTTGCTTGTTTTGTACTTCGTCTCGCGGCCTGGCATAAAGTTCTCCTTTCGCCCTCCGTCATCCCGTGCCGGATCATGCACGGCCACCCTCGAGCATAGTATAAAAAATCCGGGAGGCCGCATGTAACCCCCCGGTCAGTCGTCGTATTTGCTGCTCTGTATAGCCCTGTAAAGCTCGCAGTTCTGATAGCGGTCCTGGCAGAAGATCTCGATCTGTCGGATCCTCTGCCTTTCGTCCTCGTTCGCGAAGTTCCAGCTGATGCTCCTCGCATCGCCCAGTCCCTCGCAGATGATCTTGCGCCGTTGTCTGTCCTCGCTCTTAAAGAACGGACACAGGATGTTTTTATCTTTCCATCCCGCTGCCATGTCTCTATGCCGTCCGGCGCGGCTTCCTGCCCGGCATGATGATCTGCCCGCCTCTCACCTGGACGCGTTCCGGGAATACGCCGCGCATGTACTTCGAGATGATCCGCCCGTCCTCGTCGGTGATCTCGAGCACGTCCTTCACGACTTCGTCCCGCAGCGGCACGATGCCTTCCACGTCCGTCACTTCCACCGGCTCCGAGTACACCGGCTTCTCCATGCCCCGGCAGCCGCTCCACCGGTTCTCTCCGGCCGGCCTGTGCTGCACGTTGTCGATCATGTATGCCGCGATCCTGGAATAGTCGCCCTCGCTGTTCAGGTTCTCCGCCTGCAGTGTTCCGTCATACCCGCCGATCTCGGCCCAGATCTCCTGTGCCATCTGCAGTGCGTCCGATGGCAGTACCATGTGGTGGTGGATCCGGCAGAAGTGCTTCTGCTTCGTGCTCCAGTTTGCAGTTACCCACACTGCCTTCAGGTTCTTTCCTGATGTCTCCCGGTAGAGAACACGCAGCTTCTGCAGGAACTTTCTGGTCAGGATCCTCTTGGCAGCCTGGTATTCCGCTTCCCGCTTCTCTTCCGGGTTATCGGACCGGATAGCAGGGTAGTGCCTGTCGTCGTACTTCAGCGTCACGAACCAGTCTCCCGTCCCGAAGTTGCAGTTGATGGTGCGGGCCAGGCTCAGCACACAGCTTCTCTCGTTGGCCTTGATCTTCTTCAGGGAGCTGGCTCCTGCCTTCCGGATCCCTCTCTTTTTGCGCACGGTCGGACCGGATGGCATCCAGGTTCTCCTGGTTTCCACCGTCCTCCCAGATATGATGTGGTACTCCATGAGTTTCCTCATCCTTCCCCCTCCTGCAGGTTCGGTCTAATGTTAGACGCTAAAAGGTCCTTATAAGAAACGCGTACGCGCGCGTGCGCGTCTATGCGTTTCAAATCAGAATCTTCCGCTGTCAAGGTTCCTCGGGTTCTCAAGCCCGGGCGGAAGCCTCCGCTCCCGCCCACGATTCAAAATCCGAAACCACCTGGTTCCCACTATATCTTGCGGATGCCGGATCCCTGTCCGAGCCTAATCCGCTCACATTTCATGGTGTGTGCCCGGAGAACTCTTTGTTATTCATGGAAACACTTTTGACGGAAACACTATATTTTGTGATCATATTGGTTACAAGGAGGATAAATAATCTATATGTTGTATTTTCCCCCTTGCATTAGTACGTCATAGGTTGTATAATGCACCGATCCCACAGGGTTGTGGAGAAAGGCAGGTGAGTTTCCGTGGCGAAGAATGTTGTCCGGACGTCCAAGTCTGTGGCATCCAAAGCATCGAAAGCGCTGAGTGATGGCCGTTCAAGCGGTAGAACAAAGTCCATTGCCGGGTCAGCGCTTTCCAACAGACGTCCTTCTTCCGGCAAGAAGTGATGTCTTATCTGAACAGTGGGTGAATGAGGCGATCATTCGCCCATTGTTTTTTCCCAACCCAATAGAGTGTTCGGGTCGCATTGCAGGATTCTGCAAAGCGGCTTGATCCATTTGACCGGGAATGGCCTGCGTCCGTGCAGTACGTCCCCCAGCTGGGACGGACTGGTTCCGAGTTCTTTTGCGATACGCCGCTGCGTGATCCCGCTTGCCTTGATCAGTTCCAATGCTTTCATGTTTTCTCCTTTGCCTCTCCCAGCTTCGGCTTCCAGTACCGGTCCCGGCAGAACCGGATCCAGCAGCTCGTCCGCCTCGGCGCCTTGGCTTCCCGGCATTCCTCCAGGTTCTCGCAGCCGCGGCACGCGTCGTTCTCGCTGAACCATGTGATGTTCTCTCCGCTCACGCCTCGTCCCACCTTTCACGGTACTTTGCACGGGTATCCTTCTTCGGCATGCCGTTGCGGTTCCGGTATTCCTTCCGGCGTGCCCGCTCTTCTTTGGCCTTGGCGTCTTCCCACTCGTACATGGTCAGCAGCTTCCATTGCTTGCACTGCGCGCACTCTCCGTCCTTGCACCAGCGTCCGGTTTCCCATATGTTGTATTTCTTCCTGCTCTGCTGGTCTGCCCTCGGAGTCTCTCTGATCTTTTTATAACAGTCCCTGCACAGCCACTGGATATTCCGGATCACCTCATGCTCATCCATCCGTCCCAGTCCTCCCTTGTATAGATCTTCGTACCGACGTGGCCGAGCTGGATGGAGCTGTCGCACCACATCTTCCGGCCCAGTTCCGACACCCTGGCGCAGAAACTCAGGTCCTCGCCGAGCCCGCCGGCAGGGGAGAAGGGGAGCCCGAACTCCTCGTACACGTCCTTCAGTAGCTTTACTGTGGTCATCACCGCTCCGAATCCGCATCCTGCGATCTCGAATATCTCGTTCTCCGGCCAGTTCGTGAACTCCACTGTGCACGGCACAACCTGCCCCTCGGCATTTTTCCGCAGACAGCACTCTTTGTAGATCACCGGCTTCGGCGGCGTGTTCCTCTTAAAGTACAGGCCCGTCACCAGCTCGCAGCCGTTGTCTGCCCAGCCGCTTAGCTTTTCCATCAGATCCGGCTGGAACACCATGTCGCTGTCCAGCCACAGCACCCGGTCGAATCCCTCGTCGATTGCAGTCTTCGCGATCCGGTTCCGTGCGTCGTATACAAGCGAGTGGTCCGTCACCTGGAACTCCACGTTCCCGATCCGCTTCATGGCCAGCAGTGAAGCCATAAACCGCACCGGCACCATACCCACGGTCGGGATCCCGATCATCGTCTTCATTCCCGTTTCCTCTTTCCGTCCAGTTCTCTCTGCATCTTCGCGATGCGCTTTTCCCTGACCTCCGGGTTCCACCCGCACTTCTCGCAGTGCAGGCTGCAGTTCACCGGCGGCATCCGCCAGATCTTCTTTCCGGTCTCCGGGTCTGTGCTCTCCTGCAGGCAGGGGAGGTCGTCCATGTCCGCCCTGTTCATTCCTTCTCCGTTTCCTGCCGGTAGTATTCCAGCAGCTCCCGGACCGCTTCTTTCAGCTTCGTCCCGGTCTCCGGGCTCCGCTCCCGGATCTTCCGGTATTCCTCCATCATCATGGCAAAGTCGTTCTGCAGCGTGTTGAACCGGATCCCGAAGGCTTCCACCCCTGCGTCCGCGGCCTTCAGTTTCTTCTTTGCTTCCTCCAGCTCGGCCTCCATGTAGGATATCTTCTTCGCCGCCTCGGCCTCTGCCTTCTCCCTTGCCTCCTTCGCCGCCGCTGCGACGGCCTCCTCGTCCTTCTCGACCGCCACTTCCACCGGCCGCGCTTGCAGTTCCCTGACCATGTCCTTCTCGTGCTTCAGCGCGAGCGACAGTGCATCCCGCTCACGTCGCACGGTATCCGTCTCCTGCAGCGCTGCCAGTGCTCTGGCCTCCGCAGCCTTCTTCTCGTCAATGGCCTGCTGCAGTTCCCGCACACTGATGTGCTCCGCGTCCACCTGTTCTGCAAATTCAACTCGCTCACTTTCCGGGATCGAAAGTAGGGCTAAAGCCTTGGAAATCGGCAAATTCGACAACGTTGGCGAATTTGTTTCCGGCCCGAACAGCCCCTGCTGCGAGGCTCCGTATTCCTCGAACAGCTTCATGTATCTGGCCGCCGACCGGTCGGAGAACTCCGTCTCCTTCTCCAGCCACGGCAGCCACTCCCCGTGCTCCAGCATCTCCTTGGCTTCCGCAAGTCTTCTGCCGATCTCAATGCCGCACAATAGGGAAAGCCTCCGCCCGGCGTCCACGTACATGCGGATCTCCGCGCCGATCAGCTCCGGCGTCCGTTTCTCTGTCAGTTCGTTCATGCGCTCTTCACCTCTGTGATTGTTTCACTCTCGGGCAGCACCGGGTTCCCGTCCCGGTCCCGTTCGCTGCCGCTGTTTACCCAGTCAAGCCACGGCCCCAGGAACCACGCGTATTTTTCCCGCGGGTCCGCCGCGTCCTTGTACCGCTCGTTCATATAGCCGTGGATCTGCCGGATCACCGTGCGTCCGTTCTTCTCCTCCACCTCCATGGTGAGGAAGCTCCTGCCCGGCTTCCGTGTCTTCCTCAGGAACAGGATGGTCGTCGTGCCCTTGATGTGCCGCGGCGCGTATCCGCCCACGCAGTGCTTCAGGGTCTGCCCCTCCTGCACGATCTCCTCGCTTCCCGCCGGCACCAGCACGCACAGCCCGCTCATGCGGAAGGCGAACTTCTTCTCCAGCTGCCTCCTGCGCTTCCGGTACTTCATCGCCTCGGCCTCGTTCTTGTGGAACTTCACGGTCTCCGCCGCTGCGTCGTGCCATTCCTGCAGATTTCTCGGCATCGCCACGGTCTGCTCCCGCAGGTCGTAGCCCAGTTCCTCCGCCATGTTCAGGTAGTCTTTCCAGGTCCCGATGATCTGCATCCCCGGCACGGCGTACCGCGCGCACTCCGGCTGCATGCTCCGGATGTACCGGATGCCCTGCTCCGGCGTGCAGCCCGCGAGCTCCACGCATTTCATCAGCTCGTTCATCTCCTGCCGGCCGCCCGCCTGCTCCAGCAGCTTGAGGTACCGGTTCACCGGCAGCCTCGAGAGCCGGATGTCCATCAGGTCTGTGAAGTCCAGCTCCTCCCGCAGGAAGGTCTTCGCGTCCGCCTTCGACATCCGCAGGAAGCCCGCCGCGTCCGTCGCGTTCCAGTTCAGGAGCTTTCGGTTCTTCCGTCCGTCCTTGATAAGGTCGAGCACCGCCCCGACCATGCCGAGCTTCACCGCCATCTCGATCTGCGGGTGGTGGCAGTACCAGCCCAGGTACTTCACCATGTACCGGTTCTGTTCCCCGTCCAGGTCCGCCGCGCACATCTGCCGGTAGAACTCCAGGATCTGGCAGTACCGCAGGTCCGTCCGCGGCAGCGCCTCGCTCAGGCCCACGATCTGGTAGTCCCCGTAGTAGTCGCAGTAGCCCATGATGTTCGGCGGGAACGGATCCCCGACCGTCTTGGTCTGGGTCCAGATCGTATCCGGGTTGTCGAATGGGCTGTACATCCACCTGGGTACCACGTCCGCCCACTCGGCCGCTCCGTCCTTTGAGAAGTAGTAGCGCTTCGTCGGGAACCAGTCGATGCTCCCGTACAGGTTGTCCCAGTTGAATCTCCGCCGGGCGTTCCCGGCCTCGACGAGCAGCGCCCCGTCCTTGCCCGGCCGTGCCACCGCCACCTTCACCCAGCTCTCCAGGCTCTTCATGTCGTAGCCGAATTTGTGCACGGCCTTCCCGGTCAGCTGCTGCCCGCAGTACGGGCAGGTCACGTCCTCGTTGTGGATCCTGCCCCGTCTGTAGTTTGCCCGCACGCCCTCGAAGGTCTCGCCGCAGCAGCTCACGGTGCAGAGCCGCACGGCCCGGTCGCTCACGGTCCAGCCGTCGTCCTCGTACTCGTTCCGGAAGAACAGGTACTGCGGGAACAGCTCCCGCACAGTCCGCTCCTCCTCCGGGTCCAGGCAGCTGCTCTCGAACTGCCTGAGCGCGTCCTGCCGTTTCTCCGCCGGGAGGTTGCATGTTGGGTTCATCTCCCGGCCTCCTTACAGGAACTTCGTGAAGTCCAGCACGATGCCCTCCGGCCTCCCCGGCGCCGCGTGCTTCGGCTCGTAGCCGTCCTTCCGCACCGCGCCCTCCAGGTCGATTGTCATCTCCATCCGGATCTCCGCTCCCGGGAAGTAGAACTGCACCGCCTTCCGGTACGCCTCCATGTCGCTGATGCTGCTGCCCACGCCGTTCGCCACGGCCTTCATACACTCATGGAAGGATCCGCCCTGCACCACGGCCTGCGCGAACTCCTCGTCCTGCCGGCAGAATTCCGCCAGCGTGTCCCGCACGGCCTTTTTCATGGCGCCCTCCTTCGCGCCGGTGATCCCGTGTGCGTAGTCCTTGTCGATCTTCTCGATTGCCGCGTCCCTGTATGCGTTCATCCCTGGTACCTCCACGTGTGCATGGTTGTCGTGGTCTGGTAGCTGTCCCGCAGGACGAAGTCGTTCGTGCTCCAGGATCCGTACACCATCTCCTGTGTCAGTCCGTTCGGGACGATCCCGCTTTCCATGTACGGCCGCACGATGCTCTCGGCGATCTCCCGGTCGTGATTCGAGAACGTCTTGTTGCTGCCGTCGTAGAACATCCACTGCTGCGGCTGCGCTGCCACTTCCTCGAAGCTGTTCGGGTAGGCCGGGTTCATGACGCGTGCCAGCATGCACGCCGCTTCCGTGGCCTTCTGCGCGTCCGTGCTGAGCTTGGAGATCACGGCGGCCACCGCGTCGGTCTCCTGGTTGATCGCCGCCTCACGGCTTGCCTCGCCGCTCAGGAAGTACTGTTTCGACCGCTCCAGCCGCTGCGCCTCCTCATAGTCCGCCAGCGCCTGCTCGTGCTGTGCGGTCATCTCCGCGCGCACCTGCTTCTCCGTCCTGCTGTGCACAATGGCCCCGGTCACGATGCACAGCAGCATGCTCCAGAATCCCAGCGCCATCGCCAGCATCAGGCTCAGGCCGTACTTGCGCTTCAGCTTCACCCGCCGGTCCTCCTGCCGCATCTTCCTCGGCATCTCCTGCTCCGGTCCCACTTCGATGATCCGCTCTGCCTTCATGGTCTTTGCCTTCCTTCCGTACAGGTTGTTCCGGTATCCGCTGTAATCCCGCGGCTGCACCCCTGTGTAAATCGGGAAATCTCTTGCAGTCAGTTCGTACATGTGTTATAATCTCCTTGTCATAAAGTGTCGGCGTACCCCGCCGCATTTTCCCGCATGCCGGTCTCCACACCGGTATGCGGTTTTTTTATGCCATCTCCCGGAAGTTGTCCTCGTCCCATGGCAGTCCATTGTCCTCCCCGGCGTACTCTTCCGGCGCGATCTCAGCCGCCAGCGCCATGGCCTGAAGCTGCATCTCCTTTTCCTCCAGACCCGCGATGATCATCTTCGCCGCCGACGTCATGCCCTTCAGGCGCTCGCCCTGGTAGTGCCGCTCCCAGATCACGGCCAGCCTCTGTACGTAGTCGATGGCGTCCTCGTACGCTTCCTTCGGTGTTGTCGGTATCATGTCTGTTCTCCTTTCCTTAATACGGCAGCTCGTCGTCTGTCAGCGTGAAGCTGCACTCTTCCACTTCTGCTGAAACCTGGTCGCCGTTCCGCTCGATGCGGTATTTCCGGATGCTCACGTCGATCTCTTCCACTCCCGCCAGGTAGTTCTTCCCGAACTCCCGGATGAAGTCCTTCGTGCTCCAGTCGTTCTCCATCATGGCCTTCGTCTGGCCGTAGCGCTGCAGCTGCAGCCGGATCTCCGCGTTCCGGTGTGCGCTCCGCAGTCCGTTCTCATGGCAGCTGTCATGGCACAGGTACACGGTCAGGCCGTAGCGTTCGCTCTTGTCGCGGTATGCGCCGTTGAAGATATGGTGTTTGTCCAGCGGATCCCCGCATCCGTTCTTCCCGCACAGGAAGCATTCCCGCCCTGTGTACATTTCGTTCCTCCTCTCCGGATCTTCAGCCGGCTTCCGCTCTGACTCGTTTAGTCCTGTTGCCCCTGCGGCGGATATTGGCCGCGTAGGTTTCTTCTCCCAGATCTGCGCTGTAGTCTCCGTTCTCATCCAGGCCGCGCCGCAGTTCGTCGTAAACCGCTGTCTGGCTTAGGTTCAGTACGTACGCGATATCCCGGACCCTGTCGCCGCGCCGCATACCTTCTTCGATCAGCTTCCGCGCAGTGTACGTGATCTTGTTTCTCGCCACTCAACCACCCTCCTTTGACAAAAAAGTAATGCGCAGACGGTGTATATAACCGTTGCGCATTTATTGTTACACAGAAGAACGCTTTTGTCAAGATGTAAATGCGCAATTATACCTGAAGTATAATGATGGTAATATGAATGACCATCATTACGGTTTGTAATATTAAATTGTTCTCCATTTATGCTGCTGGCCAGGCAATTCCCAGC